CGCAAGGATGCAGGAACCGGCAATAAACTAGTCCTATACTGGCATGATGGTTCGCGCAGAATCATTGTGCCGGCGGACAAGCACGAGATATATTGGGATAAGGAAGTTAAGCGTTTAAAGGCGGCGGCAAATTATGAAGAAGCAAAAGCCCAGCAGAGGATTGATGAGCTAATACTTGATATTGATACCCTGAGGGCAATGCTTAATCTCAGGGACTTGCAGCTTAAGAAGGCTTTGAATAAATCTTAGGCCTCTTTCCTCAGCACCTCAATAGCGGCAATAATGGCCACAATGCTTGTTCCGATTATTTCTAATTGATCCGGGGCAAGTGCTACACCAAGAAGGCCGGCTATAATGCTAATGCCCTTCCAGGTGCTCTTTTCTTTAAGTCGATCTAAAATCCATTCTTTCATAATAGAACCTCATCTTTTACCGTTATAAAAACTTGCTGATCTTGGCAGAGCGCTTCTGAGACTATCCTGTACAAATCAAGATAGGCATCAACCGACCGGCCAATGGTGCCGCCGCCGTTTCGTGTGTCGCTGCTTGCCGTATAGCCGCACAAAATACAACCGGATGTATCATCAGCGTCATTGCCAGGGTGGATGTAAATATAGGTAAACCCTGGCACGTCTTGAAGGTGTAGCATGCCTTTGTGGGTGTCTGGATATTTGGCTGAATATCGCTTATTGAATCCGCCCGCCGTCCTGAATTTTATCTCATACCGCCCGGCTGGTATGCGGGTTTCATTCATCACCTTTATGTGGCGCTGTTCGTCCTCTACCGTAAAACTGTGGAAATAACCGCCCATTCCTTTGCCGACAAATAAAGAGCCTATAGTTGAATTAATTCCACGGTTGAATCTTTTTAGTGTTAGCTCCATATTTAACCCTTATTTTTCTTATGTAATTACCGATAAACCAGAACAAAACCGCCACTCCGCAGGATAATAAAAACAATACAATTATAAATAATTATACTACCTTTATTATTCGCATCGCTTACCTCATTTAACGATTACTTCCATCTACCGCTAAGAGCAATTATAGCCGTTCTGGCTCCAGCGCCCGAAGAAGTGAAAAATATGCTAAATTTTATGGATGTATTGGATACGGCATGGCCCGCTCCCCAAAGGTTTTGAGAATCCGAATCATTGACTGATACCTGGTATGAGCTATCTATAAACGCGAAAGGTGTGTCTACTGTAATCGGCGTTGTTACAAACAAAGCGCCAGCCGCTTGGTCAACGGCCCCCGTGGCAATCGACAGTAAACATTCAAGCCTGCCGTCTGGATACTTCCAATAGCGGCCTTCTGAATTTATCACAGCTTCTGAAAGCCTATCTGTGGTTAAAACCCTGCCAGCGGTATCGTCACCTTCTGATGTTTGTATTAATGCCGCCGCTGAGTTTGCAGTATCGGTAAAGTTACTATTGTGAATGCCGAACGCTGTCCTTGCTGGATCGCCATTGCCATCGTTTGGTGCTGCGCCCACATTTATTGTATTAATCGTCATACCTGGCCTCTAAAGAATATGCTAATGATATTTAAAGTTATGGTTAGTGATTATACAGGAATAACAGCTATTCTAAAAATATGAGAAATTTACTACTGATTACACTGCTTTTTAGCATGAATACCCAAGCCATTGATTTAATCCTTGGCGGACTATCACATCACATAGGGCAGAAGCGTTACCCAGATAAAGGCCGGCGGGTCAGGTATAACTCAAACCATAGAATGAGAGGGGTTGGGTTTAAGTATGGCGATTATTATCTATCCATAATCAATTATACGAATAGCTTTTACACTGAAAGTACGGCGGTTTCTGTCCAGTATAAATACAACGGGTTTTATATTGGTGGAACTGTGGCCAGCGGCTATGATCAATGGAACCTATCAAATGTTGGTAAATTAGCCGCATACCCATCTATAAGGTATCCATTCAAGTATGGGTCTATAGTGATGATGGGTGCCGCTGTTGCTGTGGTTTTGTCTATCCCTATAAACCTATAATGGCGAGAAAAATATTTCAATGGCATTAACCGTTGTTGAGCCCACCACTCCTTGCTTCGCTAAAATAATCCAAAAGCCCAATGTCGTATCATATCTAAGAGTAGTCACGGAAATATCTCCAGATCCATCCGTTGCCGAAGCTGCGCTTCCGTGTGATAAATTCGTTATATCACTTACAGACACAGAATGCCTTGAACCTCCTGCTTGCTCTACCCAATATAAACCAGGAACAACTACAAACCCACTAGAGGCCAGTATTTCAGCTATGGATACCTGAGGCTCGTTTCCTGTCCAAATTGAGACAGGAACCCTGTCAGCAACAATGGTAGCGGCATCTGGAAACTTATCCGCCGCTCCTCCCCTCATTTCTGAAGGGTTTGCCTGCTCAACCACACCTTTGAGTGTGACTGTAGCGTTCTGTTTGATATTATTGAATGACGCTAACGCAGATGCAACGCTAGCTAGATTATCTGTTTTTAATAGTCGTAAATTGTCTGCTGTATCGGTTTCAGACTTCGAATACACCACTATATTTGTTCTAAATAGCGAGACATCGTCAATATCCGAGCCGTTAGATAGCACCTTAAGGTAAAGCGCGTTGGCTTCTGATACTGAGGACAGGCTAAGATTAGCTCTTGCCCCTGCTGCTGTAGTTGCACCTGTACCACCGCCAGCAACAGCTACCGGCGTAATATCAAAGCTGGCACCATTGAACAGGGAAAATTTTCCACCCAGGAACTGTACAGCATTTAATGGGGTATTGAATGCCGCGCCGGTATTGAACATGGTAGCCAGAGACTTTTGATTGTCTCTAATATCCGGCAACACCTCAGTATATGGATCATCTAGCCCCGGCTTGTCAAAATCAGCACTCATTTATACACCTCTTGCATTCCATGAAAAGTCACCAGATGACAATTCTGCCCCAGTGCTACTATTGAATAATCTAACGGTAAAACTTGTTGGGTTTGGCACATCCACAAAGTCAGTCACCGCTGTTGATACCGCTGCTGACCCTATTGGCGTTACCTGTATTGAGCTAACATCTACAAAATCCACATTGAAATCAACAGATGTCCCGCCGGATGAAGTAACCGACCCATTGCCCGCATCGGTCTTTAATTTTACATCAAGACGTAATCGAAGTGAATTTATGCGCAATAGGTCAATTTGTGAGGCTGAGGTAATATCAATCTTAATCCTGACAAACTGGAAATCTATTCCGGTTATCTCAAGCCCTGTCACCTCAGTGTAGGTAATATCATCATCCGAAAAACCTATCGTAAAGACCACATCAGGATTTCCAGCAATGGTCGTTATATCAGGCGTTAGCTGTATTCTTGATAGCTGTAGTAAGCCGCCGAAATCCGTCACCTGCTCATAACTTGCCGTGGTTGGGGTAGGTTGCAGGAAGAACGGAAAGCCGTTATCGGTTTGCAATTGCCTAATGGATGGGTCTGAGCTATCTGCCGTAAATAACGTGCTGTCCGCGGTTACGGTGGTATCGTCAGCAGTCACCGGTACAGGGAAAGAACCCGCCGCAATGATACTCTCGAAATGCTCATCCCATGTTTCTGTGGTATCGGCAGGGCCAACCAATACAAGGGTACTATCATTATCAGCGGTGAATGCCGTAGTATCGGCTGTGAAAATAGTGGTGTCCGCAGTTACTCCTGCGCCAATCTCTGATAATAGATTAACCGCTGTTCCTGCACTGAGGTCTAATAATTGATTAGATTGAAGGATGAAATCAGGTGGCTGATCTACATTGGCGGTGACACTTGTTTCTAATCCGACATTACCTTGCACATCGATGGCTCTAACCCAATATGTAAACGTACCGCCGGCCACTTCCAGCACAGGCTGAAAGGTTCCGTCGGTAAACCCTATAACTGTGGCTGAACTGAAGATATCGCCTCTACGAACTTCATACAGATCGATATTGAATGACGTGGTGGCGGCTGCCCAGGTTAATTGCACGTTGTTATCTATCACTGTGACGATTAAAGGATCTACTGTGCTGGGGTTTTGAATGCTGACCGTTGCCTCTGCCGCATTAAGAGATTCGTTATTAGTGGTATCGATAGCTTTTATTAGCAGAATTTCATTGCCGGTGGGACGTGTCTCCCAATCCCATTTGAGCGCGTTAATTACCTGTAGTGTTTCGGCTGTCTCCCATACATCGCCCAGTCTTATTTCATATTCAGCTATGTCTAAATCAGGAACGGCATCCCAGGACAGCTCAATAATGAACGGCTTAATCTTTTCCGTGAACCCTGTCACATCACTAGGCGGGGCGGTTTTACCTGCGATGGTTTTATTCAGGTTTAGATAGGGGGATTTGGCGCCTATACCGTTTACCGCGCGCACTCGAAATATCCATGAACCCAGTTCCAGGTCATCCACGGCGAAGGAATTGCCCACCACATAATCTGAGAAGATTCTGAACTCAGCACCTTCGAATGATCCTTCAATCTCAAAGTTTAGCGCAGAGGTGTCGCCAGGAATCCAATTAAATTCAACCCGGGCTTTTACTGCCTTGGATGTGTTGGCAATATAAAGTGACTCAGTAGCTGTTAGGCTTTCAGGTATCAGCACCACGTCAGCATTAGGCAACACAAGGAAAGGAGGGACAAATACCGCCAAGGCGTCCCCTTCATTCCATGAATAAATATCTGCATTATCTTCTGCTACAGTTAGACCAATCCCGCTTATGCCATCTATGTCCCTGGCCACAATTCTAAATATACGGTCAGTCCAGCTAAAGTTAGAATAGTTGAATTGAATTCTTGAGCCGACCGGAAACTCCCACACTTTAAACTTCGGAAAAGTTAATCCCGAACCGGCTTTGCTCTATGATTATTTTAGATAATCTGCGGCACTGGGAGGCGCTGGCCACCAACTGATAATCAATTGTTCGCTCTAATACCTCTAGGTCGGACGCAATACCGGTTGGTGATTCGATTATCGGGTATTCGATCTGCTCATAATTGTTCTCTGCGGATATGAAAGAGCCTTTTATGGTATTGGTTTTATCTTGTTTATTGGCGCCGGTAACGACCTGAATTGGGGAGAGTAGATCGTTTTCATCAAGTATTACCGCGGGCGCAGTGAATTTCTGAATAACCGCAGACCATATTCCTTGCTCATAGCTAGGGATAACGCCGCCGTTCTGTATCATCCTGCCCAACGAATCCAACTTGGGCCCAGATAATGAGATGGTGCCGTTTAACTCAAACCTGGGCTCTGTGGTATCGTTACCATCGGAATCCTTTGCGGCAACTAGGGTATCACAGTCATCTGCCGCTATGTTCCAGCTAGGTTCATCAATATCTATGATTGGCTCGCCCGTGATGGCATCCTTTTTACTCATGAAGTTTCTAAGCCAATCAAGCTCGCACAAGGCTGCGTTTGCTGTAAATCCTGTTGTGTCGGTTCTAGTGTCTAGGATATCATTCTTACCGCGCACCACTACGGATACATTAGGGATTCCCTGGTAGGTTTCTGCGTCATAGACGAACTGGCAGAATAAATAGCTAAGGCCTTCATATCTATATTCAGACTTAAACGATGGAAAGGCATCACTGATAGCCGTCGGCACATTGCCCAAGCCATCAATTGACGCAATGGTTGTTAACTTGCCTGTAAATTTAGAATCTGTACTTGTGTTAAGGTCAGAATTATCCCTAACAAGTTTATCTTCAATCCACACCTGTTCAACATCTTCGCAGGCATGAGATGCAAATATATATATGACATTTAGGTTAATTAATTTA